TCGCACCATAAAGACTGTTTAGATTAATTTTCTTTACAAGTTGTCTCTTGTCCCAGTATTCCCTCTCAATTTCATTGTCTCCGCACTCACGCATCTTCTTCTGCATGTCCTGTCTCTCTGCGTACCAACGTTTCAACAATCCTGGAATGATCGCTTCATACTCGTATGTGAATATGGTACCATTGGCACTCAGCATCCATTTGTTGTTGCCATCGAATATGATCTCGTACAGTTGTGCCGCACTCATACGCACACTGGTCTTGTCCTCCCAGTCCACTATTATCTCCGTGCCCTTCTCCTGATTCATCACGGCCTGGTACTCCCAACTACCGAACTGGCTGTCCCAAGCGGCCGCGAATGATTTCTTGGCGTGTTTGGCCCTGTTGATCTCTGCTGAAGTGATCACTGGTCTTATCTGACCCACTATGGTCTCCGGACCCATGTTCAATGCCCTAATAACACTAGGGTACAGTGAGTTTATGTCAACAGATCCAATCCAGTCGTGTATGCCTTTTTGTGGGGTCGCCACGTGGGCTCCTGCCGCCGGTTGATTTTCCTCACCGTCTTTCTTGTACTTCCTGGCCGGCACCTGCATTCCACGTCTGTGTGTTTCATTTACGATCGCCTGTTCTGTGACCGCAACAGCACCCATCGTTGTCTGTAACAGTACAGTGTTCTGGTGTGCTATCTCATTGGCCAGTTCTATGAACTTCAATTTCTTCTCCAGTTTGGCCAACAGTGCTGTGTCCTGCCTGTTGTATTCTATGAACAAGCCAAAATCATTCTTGTATAGGTTATCTAGCGATCCCTCATACACAGTTTTCCTTTCGCCCAACTCGTGTTCGCCTATTGCATCAAGCCTGAAACTGTGTCTCTCCTCATATGTGTATTTCCTGTATAGTTCCAACAGGTCCAAGTGTACACGACCCACAAGATCAAAACTCAACTGTTCTCTGCCATACTTCTCGAAAACCCTCTTCTTTGGCTTCTCTCCCCAGAAACAAAGACGTCTTGTGTCGTCTGAACTCAGCACTTTCTGGATCCTGCCCACGGTGTATGGGATATCATATCCCTCACTGTTCCAACCTGACAGTATGTCTGCGTCCTGCACCAGTTCTAGGAATGCGTCCAGCATGTCCTTCTCTTTCTCGAAAAGCATGGTGTTGTCAAATCTTTTCGTCAGTTCTTTAGCGTCCTGCATACTGATCGTCTTGGGAGGCACAGCGAATGTAACCAGTTGGTCCGTCCAGCTCATGTAACAACTTATGGCAGTTATGGGCATGAACGGATCATCTGTTGTTGAATAACCCCGATCGGGATCGAAGTCCACTTCAATATCAAAAAACATCACATTCAATTTGGGCGTCTCCTTGCCCAGGTAGTTCTCTTCCAAACACCTGAACACGGGATTGATGTCATTCTCGTACAGTTGTTTGTTGGATCTTATTCGCTGTTCCTTTATGAATTCCTTTTGTGTGCTACACTGCACCCGCTGTAATGGTGCACCGGTCATTGACCTGTGTTTGCCCCTGGCGTCCTCGTAGTAGAACACGTACCTGGCATCATACTCCGTGAATATCCTGCCCTTCTTGGGATCACGTTCTACGACGTATATCTTGTCCTCGTCCTTCTTGTATAATGCATCTATGTAACTCATCTTACCACCATCCTGCGGCCACGCCGTATCCAAATATATTAACACAACTGAAGTAGAAAGTCAAAATCATCACCCATGCCGCGCCTCTCCTGTATGATGCGTAACACTGTGTGGTCGCACCAACGAAGAATGCTGGATACACTATGAGCATGTTGGGGTCTCTGGCGGATATCGCTAGTGTCATGCTGGCCGCAACTGTGAAAACGAAACTGACGAGTTCAAAATAGAACGCCGTCCTGTCACTCTCAAAACTGCGAAGCCAGAATGATCTGACTTTCGCTAACATTAAAGTTTGCCGGCCGTGTTCAGTATGCTCTCCAGCGTGTCCATCTCGTCTGCGATGTTCTGGTAGTTGCCTTTGTGTGCAACGGATATCGCTTTGTTGATCAGTGCCGGTTTCAGTTCCAGTTCTTCTGCGATTGCTTTTACTGTGTCTTTCAATCCACCCTTCAAATCTTCTACTTCACCTAGTACCTGTGAGCCTTGGGAAATGATCTGGATCAATTTCTGCTTTTCAGCGTCGTTGAAGTTTCTTACTGCCATTTGTTTCTCCTGTTGTTTATGAAAGTATTATAATACACTTTTTCGTTTGTGTAAACTATTTTCTTTGTGGATCCATTATTGGTTTGATTCTGTCATCCCAATCCGTGCTAGATTCAAATATAGAGCACTCTGCAACAGTGGCGTCATCCACGTCTTTGGTAAACTTATTCCAGGTACTACCTGATTTTGATTTGTATCGAAAGTCTGAATTGATAATTTTACCAAACTCCTTGATATCGTCAAACAACGCATCGCAATCTTTTGATGTGAACACGGCAAAATTTTCCGTGAGTACCCTACGTTCTAGTCCGTTGTAAGACTCTCTAAGTCGATCAAGGTGAACTGGATTTGAGTGATGATCGAAAATCAAGGTATGCACCCCTTCTAATATATTGGGATCTATTGGATCATGTTGGACCGTGCCTGAAACTAGCAAATCAACTCCATCGAAATATTTGTTTTCATACCAATGATTATGGAATGTGTATTTGCCTTGATATCCGTATAGTTGTTTGTACTGCTTGTGCTTTCTACTGAGCCATGTGTTTGCAGGACATCCGTCAACGTTGATGCATTCTTTGATGCTGTCCACTCCGTATTGAGATATAAAGAAATCTAGATTTGAAAATCCACCTATCCACCCAACTTTGTTTGGTTTGAAATTATGCATTATTCTATTCAACAATAGGTAATCAACAAATCGGTAAGGCAAGTACATGGTGTCTTCCTTGATTAACTCTTCATTATTGCCGTCGTTGATTTGTTTCTTGAGGGTGTACCAAAATTTCCAGTCCATGGAACTATTTAATTAGGTCCAGCAGTGATACTATTTTTTCTTGGTGGCCACGTTCTTGGCCTTACCACGTCTGTTCTTGTTGGGATCCTGCCTACGCTTCCTGCTGGCCGCCGACTTCCTGCCTTTCTTGCCCAGTGCGTGTGCTTTGGATCTTGGTAAGCATTTGGGTTTTCCTTCTTTTGAAGAACCCCTCGCACAGTCGCCCCTGATCTTTCCATCAGGACCAAAACGCACCCATTTGTCCTTGAACCATTTCTTGAGGTCCTCGTTCAGTGATTCTGCGAATACCAATCCACCGCAGTTCACACAGAAGTCAACATCTTCTTTCTTGACGCAGTTGGGCACACGTTTTCCGAACATGGTTTTCATGCCCTTCTTCTCGTAGCCTTTCCAACACTTCTCCGTGATTATCTCACTGGCTCTCATTATTTCTTGCTGTTGCCCCAGTTGGCCGCACCCTTTTTACGGCACTGCACCAATGCACCACTGGCGTAGGCCGAAGGCCATACCTTGTATCTTGATTTCACTTTGTGATAGCAGGCGTCTTTCTTCTCTGCTAATTGCTCGAACTCTTCCTCTGTGATACCAACCACTTCAGTGATACGCATGTTACCACTTTCTACAAGACCAATATCTCGCTTTTGTCTTTGGTCCTGGGTTGGCACAGTTGTGTCTTGCCCTGAAAGATTTTCTCGCTTTTGGATTTGATTTCCTGATCCTCATTGTGGGTCTCTTTGCACTTGTACCACCGTGTCCAAAGTTTACTTTTTTCACGTTGCCGGTTTTTGGATCTTTGACATACACTTTGAATTTCTTGACATCACCTCTCATTGGTTTGTTGAGTGGCACTTTCCTGCCCTGGTACTCTGCGTCAAACAGTTCCGTCTCGTCTTCTGGGAAACCCAATGGACCAAGCACTTCCTCGAAGTCCTCATCCTCTTCTATGTCAAACTCATCACCTTCTGGGAATGGTTTGAATGATTCTTCTGCTCGGACCTGTTTGAACATTGAAGAACTAGAGACTTTGCCTATGGCTGTGCTGGCCACGTCGAAGTGTGCCCTGCCCTTCTCCTGTTGTCCCTGTTCTGACCATTTGATTGATCCTGACGGCATGCCCAGTGTCTTCTCCAGTGCGGCTTCCACTGCCTTGTCCGTGTATATCTCCCATGGTCCGTCGTGTTCCATTGTGAGTTCCACGTAGTCATCCATGTCAGGATAGTGTGATATCATGATGGACTCCACGTTGATCACGCTTGGGATATTAGCCTTGTTGGCCCAGACTGATTCACCGCTGGGCTTGATTGCGAAATCCTTGCCCGTGTATTCGTAGTATTTTGATTCGTTGTCGTCTTCCCGGATGCCTGACAGTTCTTTGAGCCTGCCCAGTTCGTCCGAAACTGATTCGTCTCTTTGTCTTACGATTGTTGCTTTGTCGTTGGCGCCGTCGGGTCCTGGCTGGTATCCATGCTTGGCCAAAATCTTAACCATTTCTTCATCTGGACCGTCATCCATGCCTCTGCCAAAATCTCCAAATGGATTGTTGCTGAATTCAAAATCAGACATATTAACCTCATCTAATCCTGCTTGGATGCCTTTCTTGAATGCCTGTGCTATGTCAACGTACTCTTCATATTCTTGATCATTCTTGTTGGGTCTTTCCATAGACTGCAACATTTCTTTGGCTTTCTTCACAAAGAAAAGTCCTATTTCGTTTGCCAGTGCCTGCTCGCCTGCGTCTTCCTTGACTGCTGATTCGTCCAGGGCTACCAGGGCCTCTTCCGCATTTGTCAGTGACTGCAACGCTGACCTCTTGGCCTCGTCACCCACTGACAGTCTCTCGACTCTGTCTTTTATTGCTGATATGTCCAGCATGACCTTGGTGTATTCCATCTTGTCGTCGTCTGCTAATTCGTTCATTTCGTTTGTGGGCACGTTAATGCCATCAATCCTGTTCATGATATTTCTGATCTCTATCATTGATTCCGCTATCGGTGAGTTGCCCATCTGCATCTGTGTCCTGTCGTTTGTGAATTGTGTTGTCTTGGCCAAACCCCTGCTACCTGCACTGGCCGGTGACTGGATCTGCTTGCCAGCGGACACGTGTCCCGTGTCAGTCATTGACACTTTGGCGTCTATGTATGATCCGTAGTTGTAGGGTATCGAGCTCATTTGTAGTATTTATTT